AATCAGTTTTTTTCTTCAACAATTCACGTCTAAATCTTTCCTCTAAATCAAAAATGGTTTCTCCACTATTACGACGATAGGGCCTATCGGTATTTAACTGAAGTTCTTTCAGCTTTTTCCAATACCATGGAAGGTACAAATACATATTCTTCAACTCCTTCAAGTTCTTATTTCCACAACACCAGCAACTCACACGATCAAGTAGCTCATATAGCCTTACTCCATCCTCATGCCAAACAAAGCCTTTTGTGTAACAATACTGGAGTGCATCTGCTTCAGTAATGCCCCAATCACGAAGTGGTAAAACCCGATTTGGTCGTTTTTCCTTTTCAAAACGATGGGTCTCATCGGCAGCAATACCGACATAATCAATTCCGTCTTTTGTGTGAGCTTTCAATGCACGAAGTTTTTCACTCGTTCCCCACCGGCATGTTCCCCCACACCAACTATATCCTTTTTTATGGATAATATTGGTCCCTCTTTTCTTAACCGGCCTTTCAAACATTGTCCAAAGAAAAGGTTGCTCCGGATGCAGTTCTGTATATTTAATGCCAAGTTTTTTAAGAATTGGAAGAACAGCATCACGAGTGTTATAGATTGCCTGAAATTCCATACCTGTATCATAGAAAACGACTTCATCCAACTGATATCCTTTATCTATTAGCATGAAAAGCATTGCCAAGGAATCCTTTCCAAAGCTAACTGAAGCATAATATTTCATACAAAAAATTTAATGGACAAGTCACTTTTTCTTCTTTGCCCTCTGATTATTAATCTGTGACATACACATACGGCACCAGGAAGTCAACAAATGATATTCCTTACCTTTTCTCACCACTATACGATTGTAGAACCGGTTCAAGTAGAAGTAATTTCCGCAATGGGTACATCTTTTCATTTCACGTCCTGAATCATCTATAATCCGATTACGCGGCTTACGACGAATTAGAGTACAACTTTTACACTTCTCATCAGTTTCGCGGTGCCGCCGGCAATGTGATAAGGATTTTGCTCCACATTTAGCAAACACCTTACAATCTCTACGAGGTATTGATTGACACACATTCATGGCTTCCTCGCATTCAAGAATTTATTTACTACACGAGAAAGTACATCCTCATTCTCCGGCATCAGCCATTCTTTTGCAACGTTCCAAGCAATACTCATAGCAGGATTGAAGTTATCCTTCCTGACTGTGTGATGAGACAAACGTCCTTCAGTGGGCTTCAAACCCTTATCATGTAAGATACACAGTCCATTCTCGAAAAAAGCACAATACTCCTTACCAGCAACGGGCTGAATCATCGGAATAGCAATATTAATAACCCCTAAGAATATACCAGCAGCCCAGTTCGTCAGCGCTAACCTGTCGGCATAACCTGCATCAATAATTCGTTCAATATCATCAGGAGTACCTAAACATGGCGTATGACATTGTTGTTTACAAACACTGCATGAGCATTGTACAGGTACACGACCTGAAGCCCTCATTACCCTTTGTAATGAGGTTTCTTTTGATAATTCTCTCATAGTAAATTATTTGAGATACTACAGATTATTAAACATCGCCCCACAGCTTTACTGCAAGGTCATAATTTTTTTTAGCCTCTTTTACTGCTTTATTGGCATAAGCCATAGCGTATGTATGCTCGCGTCGGTACTTACCGGACTTCAATCCTTCGTGATATTCTTTTGCTTGTTCCAACTTATGTTCGTAGAAATCTATACTTTCCGGCATGGACAAGTTTATCGTATTAGCCCTTTTTTCCCAATACTTCGCAACTCTTTCATGTTCGGCAGCCTTATCGCTAAACTCAACGCTTTTCCCCATGTTATTCCAGGCATCATCTATCATTTTGCGATGTCCTCGTTCGCTGTGGTGTCCAACTTTGATAGGCTCACCCAAAGAAAGGAAATCACGATGCTTATTTGATTTCTGAAAATACTCATTACTTTTTCGTACTGCCGATGACGCCCATTCATGCCTGCGTTCCGCTCTTTGCTTAGCCCATTCTTAAACATTAAAGCCGTCAGCTCTAACGATGGAATAATAGTAAAACCCATCTTTTTCGAAGATTAGGTTAAATACTATACTTTCGTTCTCCTTACCATACTTGGTGGTAACTTCAATAGTTTCACCTTTTTCGTGCTTCTCATCACACTTTGCCAAAAATACATTTGGCGCAAATTTGTAATACGTGTTCATTTTTTTAATTAAATTGGTTTGACTTATATGAAAAATGAGAAACCACAGCTACTTAGCCGTGGTTTCATCATTAAATAACTTTGGTTGACTGGGTTGAACCAAATCATCGAATAAACCAGGAACACGAGGTTGTAACGCCTTGTATTCTTCCTGAAAGAATTCTTCTTTGGTTCTCCCATGTTTTTTACCCTTTCGTGTATGTACATCGAAAGTGTAATCTGGAATAGGAATAGGGTAACGCCTGACATCATTTATCCACTTTTCTATATCAATATCCTTTCTATCATAGATGAAGTTTTGCAAATGATCCGCATCACGATTCTTTCTACATTCACAAAGGAGAATAACAGCTTTACTGACAAATATCCTCCCTTTGGGTTCAGTAGCAGTCTTGTTTACCAGCTCATGCCCCTGCCACAATGCTTCTATCTCTTTAGTAATGATTCCATAGCAATCTTCAGCACTAATGGTAAACAGACGCTTCCACACATAGTCGCGGTACCCACTCGCCCAAAGTTCCAATGCAAAAAAGCCGGCTACCCCGGTGTCGGCTCGCCTAATGGCTTTCTGCATTGCAGAACTCACCTCAAAGAAATCATATCCGCAAACTGTTCTTATAATCATAATTCTAATTTAATGGTTTGACTTTTAGTTTATTACGTCAGTAAAGTTAGCTAAAAAAGGCGAATATGACAAACAGAATGGACGCCATTTAAACGCCTTTTTTACAGACTATTAGAATTTGAATTTGCATGATATATTATATTGAACGAGCTGCTTTGTTTTGTCTTTCCCATTAGTGGTTGCACTCTTTAGCAAAATACTATCACCAAAATTCTTTTTGATAAAGAGGATAGATTTACGTTCCTCTTCCTGATTCCTTATAGAAGCAAGCCCACCAGCGTTTACAAAAGTGTTCTTTTGCTCAAAATTATACCGCAAATCGGTTAAAACCTTACGTTCTTTGTACTTCATGTAACAAGAAATCCAAAAATCTTCCTTCAAACGTATTTCCTCATTCCACCAAGTGTTTTTGTTATAGATTACTCCATAACTGCAACCGGTTATCATTTTCGAAAGAGAAAGAAAAGCGGATTCATCATACATTACCGGCGATATCCGAGCGGTGAAGCCAAACAGATGTACATCCATCATACTGGCCATCTCAAATAATGACTGAATGATATTAGTTATCTTATCTTTATCCTTTATCCGGCTAGGTTCTCCTTTTTCCACATAAATAGGTTTGCAGGCATGGACATCATCATCAAGCATGAAAAGTTCTCCAAAATGCTTTGCCATCCAATTACGTTTCGGGATGAGGCCCATAACGTCGTCAGGATGAGTTACAATTTCACATTCCGGGTTAAATTGCTGATATAAGTCAGCTTGACTTTCAGCAACGCAAATGATAGGATCGTTCACCAACTTTTTAGCGAACACCCGGTCATGGCGTTTATGACTTGGTATTACTATTTTGCAGGGCATGGCGAACGTCTTTTATATCAATTACATTGGATTTACTTATTTTCCCGGTTTTGTACGACTTCATGTGCTGCATGTCCAGCCTCTCACGAAGCCAGTTGCTATCTACCTCATTACTTGAGGTGATGATAAACAACTCATGTTTTTCGTCATACTTTGGAATGAGAGGATAAATGGCTGTATCATCCGTGATGGCATCGAAGCGCTCTTTAAATTCATCCTCTTTCTTCTCCGGGGCAAATTCGATGCCCCAGTCTTGGAGTTCCGCCTTATTCCACTCGTTTTCCATAACGTCCAAATCATTCTCACCAAAATTGACATTATCTTTAGTGGCATATTCCCTCAACTTCTTAACGGGGGTATCAGGTGCCAGAATTTTACAAGGCAGTTCTTTATAACCTAACTCCTTGCAAGCTCGCAAACGTAAATTACCACAAACAACAATATATCTGCCATCATTGTAGGGAAAAACTATAAGTTCTCGAAGCTCAAGCATCTCTGGCGAATCCTGAATGCTTTTCTTCATCGCTTCAAAGCGGTAATCACGAAAAAAACGTGGATTTTTCGGCAATCCCGTGAGCTGCCCCTTATTAAAATCAAGTAGGCAGACTTGAATAATCTCTGTCATAACTAACTATATTAAAATCAACAACACAAAATCAACAACACAAACAGTCAGTAACAACACCTAATCATTTTTTCTATCATCGAACTCTATCTTATCTTTGATAAGCTGTTCAATGTCCTCACAACCAAATCTTTTTAAATAGGCAACAAGGTAAATTATCATCTCGGCTGCCAATTCTTCATCTTCCGAATATTTAGGAAGATTATCACTCCTATATTTAGAAGCAATATCGAATTTTCTCCAAACGGCTTCAATTCTTATGCTAAACGCTTTTCTTGAGCTATGCTCATTCATCTTAAAGCGCTTCCTCATGATATTCAAGCATCTCTGGGCAAACCTATTCAATGTTATCATATCGATCGGGTTAAATTGTTAGACTATGAATAATCTCACACGATTCTATTAGGTTGGTCTCTGATGCGAAACCAATGAACATATTCTTTATCTATCAGCATACTATTATTTATTTTGAGGGGTCTGTTGTATCTAAATATTTCCTGTACTCTAATTCTGTCTTAGCAAGATTGATTACGGTATTAACCCCTTGGAAAACTTGTTTTGCTTGGCTCACTTTACTAGGATCTTCTTTCACATCCTTAATTTGTTGAAGAACCAAATTCCTCAAATCTTGTAAAATGGTAGGGTTCACTGTAGACACCTTATTCAACCGTTCATTAGCCAACACGACAACTGTGTTTGTTATTGGCCGAAAACGATTCAATTTGGAAGCCAAATCAAACATACTAAATACCAATACTTTGCCATTATTCAAGTATATCTCAACTTCGGTACCATCATCACCGGTACCGTCACAGTAATTGAGAATTACAACTTCTTCATTCTGATAAAGGAATGGTTTATTAACCATTTCTTTCAATCTATCTATTGCTCCATCAGTCATGATTCATTCTTTTTTGTTGCTTTATTAATTTGTCTATTCAAAGCTCCTTTTAGTTTGATTAGGTACTGAACATCTTCCGGATATCGGGCATACAAAGAATTCTCTTTTTTTAATTGTTCAGAACGACTAATCATGTAAAGGTTCTCAATGGAAACGTTTTGCCTGTTGCCATCTTTAAACTGAATATTATAACCAGGGGGGATTTCTCCATTATGCTCAATCCATACAAGCCGATGTTTAAGTTCAAAGACATTCGGTTCGGCAGTTTTCACTTCAATGTAACCGTCACGAGTTATGCGTTCATAACCGACTGGTTTATGATTTTTGGGGACATGTCCTTTCTTAAATCGAGTAGCTTTCGTTTTTGCTAATTGTTCCTCTGACATATATTCCGTTTGCTTACGTCCCTTGTTCATCGGTTGGTGGCCTTTGGGAAAGAAGCTTTTAGAAGCGCATTGAAATTTAAATTCTTTAGATTTAAAGAGCCGTAATTTAAATGCAACTCCATTTACAGCAGAATAAGTGGTACCTAATATCTGTGCTATTTCCTCATTAGTATGATTGGGATACAACTTTTTCAATTTATCAAGTCTCTCACTATTCCAAAACGAGATTCTCGGAGAGCGCCTAAGTTTTCGAATCAAGGCCTTTGTTTTAACAGCACTAAGTGTTTTATCAAGACGCCTAGCAAGTTCTTTTAAATCAGCAGTCGGGTACTCACTGTCAAGTATAGCAAGTTGTTCGTCAGTCCACGTTTTCATAAGTGCGTCAATAAAGAGAGGAAACCACTAGGCTTCCTCTGTGTTATCGTTATTTAGTTCTTTCAGTCTTTCTTTGAGCTTCTTTTCTTTCTTATCATATGAATCCGCAAGTTTCTTAGAGAGCGCTTTGAAATCATCCGGATATTGTTCTGCAAAAAGGATTTTCTGACACTTTTGCAAATAGGAGTAGAAATTCACATTATTCGATGATAAGCATTCAGCAATAAAGGCTCTATACCATTGGTGTCGGTCAGCTTGGTTGTTCTTGACATAATTTACAAAATCACTCTCACCATTCCATTTTTTTAAATTCAGTTTTTCAAGATAAGTACTGCTACAACCGCTAAGAACCAGCACATCAAAAACAAGTTGTTCATTTTCAGAGAATTCTTTTGTTCTCTGATAATATGTTTTCTCTTGCGCCCACTTGCGCATTTCTTCAGCAGACTTCTCCTTGACTATATCCTTCGCTCTTTTTAATTGGGCGTTTATTTTTTCCCTTTCTATCTCTTTTAGATCGGCAACGGCGGAAGTAGAGGAAGCCGTTTCTTTTCTAACATAATAGAAACTAACGTTAAATTCGGGAGAATAATGTCCAAAAAATGAAAGACAACGATAAACTTCTCCATCTTCAAGCATTTTCAAAGTGCGTTCATCATCTTCTGAATACCAGCACTTACATCTAAAGATTTCATCAGGATCAACTATTTCAAATCCAAGTTGTTTAACAGCTTCCAAAGTTTTTTCATAGAAAACCTTTCTATCTTCTCCCCAATATGTATCGGGACGTCTAGCGATAATTACTGTTTTTCCAAATGAAAGAGGTTCGCCAACTTTAACAAGATGTTCATATTCTAGTTGAATTTTCCGCGTCACATAAGCAATCTGTTTTTTCTCATAGCAAGCAGCATTGATACATCTAGCATCCTTACTATTCATTTCATAGAACAAACAACCATGATTACACGTATTATTCTCACATTGAGAACATGATTTAATATCGGTATTTTCCCAATTATCGGAATCATCTTTAATCCAAGGTGCGTTACCAAGCTCCATGAAAGAATTACTCACAAATTCTCGAATCATAGCAGTAGTACATTGTTCTTCCTCCTCCTCATGAAACTCTTTTTGAGTATCTTCATCCAATTTAGAAAGAATCATAGCACCGGACAATGGTATATCTCCATTTCTTACCCGCTCTTTTAGTTCAGGAATAAGAGAATTCAATTTAATACGGTCAAAAACAAACCGGGTAGACTTTCCTATTTTAAGAGCGATATCTTCCAAAGTTCGTCCTTTTTCAGCCAACTGCGCAAAGGCAAAAGCTTCTTCGATGGGATCAACATCTTTTCTTTGAAGATTCTCGGTAATCATCGCTTCAAAAGCCTCATCATCTGTCATTTCTCTGACAATGCAGGATATTGTCTGAAATTTTTCCGACTTTTTTCGATGGGCTTTGATTTTTGCAACATTCGCTTCATCTTCCTTTGCTTTCAAAAGTGACACAGCCCGGAAACGACGCTCACCGCAAACAATTTCGTATGTGTAAGGTAATGGGGTAACATCTCCGGTTTCTAGGTTAGTCATCTCCTCGGATTTAGCAACTCTGACAGTGATAGGTTGCAATAAACCTTGCTTTTCAATGTTGCTTGCAAGCTCTTCAAGAGCTGCTTCATCAAAAGTCTTTCTCGGATTCAAAGGAGAAGGACTGATAAGGTCAATTCTAATGTTTTGTACTTCCATAATTTAATTATATTGGTTTGACTTTTAATTCATTACATCAGTAAAGTTATCGTAAAATGACAAGTTATGCAAACAGAAACTTCGCCATTTTAACGCCATTTTCATGCGGGCTTATTACGTATTTGAATGAAGCCACGTTTTTCCGTTTCCCGAAGCAATTCCATATCTTCCTCACGGATATAACAATCCGTTTCACCATTAACAGTTGTGTGATTAGGAATACCAAAACGCTCCCGTATTCTTCTTTTCACTTCAGGAATATCTTCAAGTTTGATATGCCTAGTGTTCCAGTAAATTGTCACCTTCTGCTTCTTGTTTGCCATATTCTCTTTTGTTTAGATAAGAGATTATTTCATTTGAGAGACTTAACGCTTTAGCAGCTTCTTCATCTCCTTGCTCAACTCTAAGTTTGAGTTCGTTCCGGTATTCTTCATACGACAAGCCACTTGTAAAACTCGTTTCCCCTGACAATTTAGCCTTATGAGTATTCCATGACTGATTATCAGCAACAGCACAACGTTCTTTGTTGTATTCACGAAGCCATCCCATAATGATAGAACCATCAATACGATTGTAATTTTCACCATATTTCATTTTCATTGCATTCTTGAAACACAGTTTAAAATCATCAGTTTTCATATAGGGATATTCTTCAATGATTAAATCTACTGTAGTAGCAACTTGGGTAGCAGACATTGTATTACTGACATTGAAAAACTCCAAGGCATCAGCTATCAATATGACCAGCACTGCTCTAGCCTGTGGTTCACCAAACTTTCTTATGATAGTGCCAATAGAAGGTTCATCACTTTGAAATACATCTTCAACCTTCTTTGGGCATAGAGCTTTGCAGTAGTTCTTCGGCGAGGTCCGTAAGACTGCTAACCGATTCTCTTCTTGTGGCCGCAGTATCAGTTCGTTTTCCATTATAGTTACCTTCTAAAATATTTGTAAATTTTGTAGGCAAGAATATCCAGTCAAAAGTGCACCTCCAATTTTTATCGTTTTGTCCAAGCAAGAAAGGACTGTCTAAAACCAATTGGAACACATCGAATATAGCTTGCTTCCCGTATTGTGCGACACGTGCTTTAATAGCTTTCTTTCGTTTTGCATCTATGGACTTTATAGCAGGAAGTTTACCTTTAAACGTGGAATTAAAATAATCCATTAGCCCACCCCAATCAATCTTTTCCTCGGGGAACAAAGAAAGCTCGTCTTTCTTTGATTCTCCTTTAGGAGAAGTTTCTTTCTTTTTTAAATGAGAATCATTATCATCTACATAATCATTATCATATTCATTATCATTATCGGGTTTTGTGGGTTCTTTTGGGTTTCCAAATAACCCAGTGGGTTTTGTGGGTTCTTTGGGTTCTTTTGGGTTTTCACTTTTCGGACGTCCCCCCTTAGAACCATTGCTCTTATTCCTTTCCACAATAGACATATACTTTTCAGTATCCCTGTCTATATCTATCTTTATAAAGTTGAAAGCAATATTTGCCATAGGTTTCAACCCCCGAAGATTTCCCGTTGTCGCATACTCAATTATGCTTTCGTAAATCTCCAGCCTGACATCATCCGGCAAATCCTTGATTGCTTCTCTCCACCCTTTATAAAAGATGAATGAATTTCTTTCCATATTTTAAGGGATTATACTCCGATTAGTAATAAAACTCACAGACCTTTTGCTTCCTTCAGTTTTTTCGCTTCTTCCTTGTAATGAGTAATCAGCTTTTCTAATTGAAAGTCACTAAATTGCTTAGTAACATTTTTCTTGGCTTCCAGGATCAGCACATTTCGTTCACCATACTTGGCAACTAGACGTCTGCGATAATCCTGAATATTTCCTTCCATGAAGCGGTTACAATGTGAACATTGAGCATTGCAGTTCATTTCATCAAAGCGAGTAGTCATGTGTTGGCGGTTGATGTAATGACCGCAATCTGCTTTATTGAAAGGCTTTATTTTACCACATGAAATACACTGAAAATATCCATTAGGCATCGTATCACGATAACGGATGAATAAACTAAATATTCTGTCTAGTTTATCGACAAGATCAGGTTTCTTCTTGACCTTAACACCTTCTACCTCGAAAAGAGGCTTTTTCTTTTCTTTCTTCTTGTAATTTCTCCACATGATAATTAAAATACTACATTGGTTAATTGACGGCCACGACTCATTATACACCATTTTCCCTTTTCAGGCTGTTCTATGCGTAACTCTTCAACACGCCCAAAACGCCGGAAATTCCCACTCAAATCAACAACCCAACCCTCTTTACCTTGGCAGGGACGAATAACACGACCGACCATTTGATAATAGAGGGAAAGGGATTTGGTTGGACGTGCAAGAACAATCGTATCAAGCTCCGGGTAATCGAATCCGGTTGTAAGTACTCCGACATTAGCAACAACTTTTATTCTTCCATCTTTAAAACCTTTCAGAATTCGTGCCCTTTCTTCCTTTGGAGTAGAACCGCTAACGATCGCACAATTAGGAATTTCGGAAGCCAGTTTTTCAGCTTCACGAATAAACCTCGTGAATATTAAAATACCTTTGCGTGGTATGCCCGATTTGGGGTTCAACAGACGTTTTGTCCATCCAACTATATCTTTGTATATGTCCACACGTTCAAACTCTTGCAGAAGACTTTTTTCATCGTAATCTGCACCAGTAGAATTAGTCCTGACTCTACTTAAATCCAACTTTGTAATATCATAGTATTTCAAACTTGCGAGAAATCCTTTAGCAAGTAGTTCACTCACCTGACAGTGATAAATAACATCAGTGAAAACCTTTGGCTGGGTACGAGTTATAAATTTAAGCATAGCACCACCTCTTCCTGAACATAATCTGTAAGGAGTCGCTGTCAGCCCAATAACTTTCCTTTGCTCATCTTCAAAGAATTCCTTATACATTCCTTTCTCCGGATTCACTAAATGACATTCATCAATCAGAACGTGCTTGAAATGTTTGAAGAAACTCATGTGTTTCATCACACTACCAATCATAGCAAACGTAATACGATTGATATCCTTTCTTCCGGCAGAAGCTGAATAAACTCCACAATCGAATATGCCGTATGATTGAAGTTTCGCAAAATTTTGTTCGAGTATTTCCTTGCTAGGCTGGAACACTATCAGCGGCCCGTCTATCCGTGCAGCTATATTGGCAATGACAAGGGACTTCCCGGCACCAGTGGGAAGAACTATCACGTAGTTTTTCTTTTCCTTGGATTTAAAAACGCTGACCGCTGCATCACTAGCACTTTTTTGGTAGTCTCTTAACTGGTATGTCATAATTTGATGTGATATTTATGAACTTTCAAATGACAGTCACCACAAAGGGTAACGAGACAATCAAGATGTTCAAGCTCATGACCAACGATTGATTTTCCGTTAACCCTGTATGTTTTGTGGTGAATCTCTAAATTAAAGTCTTTACCGCACATCTGGCATTTATGTCCGTCCCTAATACGAACTTTACGCTTGGCTTCTTCCCAATCTGGATTATTCACAAGCCGCTTCACATAGTTGGACTTCCTGCCTTTTTTGTGCTGCAATCTACTCATCGTCTTCCGGTTCTTCTTCAGGAAGTTTATCAGACAGGTCTTCTTCGAACTTGTCCCCATAATCTTCTGTATCATCAATAGGACGTTCTACTTCAGGATATTCAATACCAAACAAATCAAGCATCGCTTTTCTGTTTCGATCTTCCTGTGCCCAAAGAGAACGTTTGTCCCAATCAGGAATTTTTTCAGCTTTCACAAGCTTAAACTCACCGTTCACCCATGAATAATACAGGAAATATCCATCAAGAGCAAACCGGATCGTATTCTTACTTGAAAGATGATACTCCCTCGTCCCCTTTTTGACCTCGGCAGCCAGGTCTTTAATTTCAGTCTTAATAGAAGCTAACCTGTCTTGAGCATCACTCTTAATTTTCTTCGCACGTTCAATGGCTTCCAACAATTCACGTTCGCGTTTGGGGACCTCATTCTCTTGCTTGATGCAATACTCTTCACGAATTTCGGAAATCTCAAATTCATCCAGTAAACGTTGTGTCACCTCACTTTCAGGGAATGTAGCATTGAAATGCTCATTCACCAACTTTATCAATTCATCTACATTCGTAGAACCCTGAAATAAAACAGGGGGAAATTTTTCCCGAATAGAATCGGGAACTACAAACTCGATTGTCTCGGGTTCGTAGTTTCTCAAATTTGCAATCATAAATTATAAAAGGATTAATTAGTACCGGTTTTGGTACTCATGAATAAAATCTAAGTAATGCTGGTCTTCAGGCAATGGAAGTGTAATACCAAACTCGGTGGCCGCATCTATTTTCACGCTTTCCATGAAATTATGCATCTCTAAAGTATTAAGTTTACTTGTTCCTCGCACAATAGTTTCCACCTTACCATTCACATGAACCTGTTTCACAAGAAACTTCTTACAATACAAGTCATGTATATCCTGAACTCCAGCAGCAGTGCTCCAATACTCTTCACCTGTGTATTCACGCAAACAGGCACCAATACACTGAAACCATTTCCACATGAGAGCATTTTGATTTAATGTTCTCGGCTGTGTTTTTTTCTTAATGGTTACAGTGTATTCTCCATTACGAAGTGTGCTGCACATGAACTCGAAAGACTTATCCATTTGGATTTTGCCATCTTTCTTCGTCAATGTTGCTTCCATAACCTATCAGAATGGCAAATCGTCCTTAGTCGGTGGTGGCGGTGGCGGGCACTCATTCACCGCACTTCGAGTCTGATTATTGGTGTGTTCCGGAAGAGGTGGCGGTGGTGGCGCTTGTTGAGGCTTAACAGAAAGCATCTCCATATTATCAACAAAAAGTTCTGTAATATACCGTTTAATTCCTCTGCTATCATCATAACTCCGAGTTCTTATCTTTCCTTCCAGATACAACTTGTCTCCCTTATGGACATACTTCTCAACAACATCGGCAAGACCACGCCAAACAACAATATTATGCCATTCAGTTCTTTCAGGAACCTGTGTTCCATTGGCAAGGGTATAACCTTTTTCAGTGGTGGCAAAGGAGAAAGTGGCCACTTTAGAACCAGCTTCCAAAATTCTAATATCGGGGTCTTTGCCAACATGCCCGATAAGCATCAATTTATTTAAACTCATGATTTATCCTCCCTTATTGTTACACGGATACTATCAGCTTTAGGAACTGTTTTGATATACTTAGAATATAATTCCGGATAGTCAGCCTGAAACTTTTTAGTATCAAAATTGTCACTCGTAGAAGCGGGTGTATAACTAACTCGCAATCTTCCGGCATCCCATGACTTGACACCATTCTCACGCATAGCAGTTTTCAGTTTTGCCTTATAATCTTTCTGAATCTTGGTTAGATCTGCAAGTTCTTCCTCAATTCCGATTATAGTATTTACAAGTTGCATTGGAATAAGTAACTTGTCATCATCAGGGGCAGGAACAGGAAGAATGGATAGATATTGCTCACCCTTCTTCTCGCATTCCATTAATTTCTTGACTTCTTTATCAGGCTTACGGCTAATTTCAACAAATTCATGTTTATTACCACGCAACCAAGTGCTAAACAATTTATCAACTTTGAGTAATGGATTTTGAAGTTCAAAGAAATAAGCATAGATTGACAACTGCCAACTTAAATACTCCTTATCAAGATGAAGGGTAGTTTTGATGTCAACAAGACTAATTCTACCGGCTTTCTCCCAAACACAATCTATATTCGATGCAAAGTATTCGTTATCAGAAACGGTATATTCATTGGCAAGCGCCTTATATCCGGCATTTACCCTCATTCTGATATAATTCTCTGCTTCAATACTTTCAGGAGGTAAGCCTGTTACATCAGCAAACTGGCATTGAGCATGAATAAGGCTACCCTTCTCTGCAGCTCTCTTCAATACAAAATCGGGGACATCTTTATATTTGTCAGGGAACAACTGCCGGCTAATCATACCGGTTATACCTTGCAACTGTTTTTCACCGAGCATATAAGTGTGGTTTTCCTCATTGAAAACCACACTGGATTTCACTAATTCTATCATTATTATCAATTTCTAGGAGGATACGTTTTCTGCATGTCAATAGTTATGTTTCTGAACTCCTTATTATTGTGAAGTTCGGGATGTTCAGCCCAAACTCTCTCAAGCTCTTCGCGGCTTTTAACACCAGTCATTTGTTTAATTGCACGATCCAGGTCTACACCAGTATATACTTTACCCGAAGCGTTTGAAGCAGAAACATTGGGAGCATATACTTTTTCCTTTGTATTACCATAAGCAAAACGAACGCGGTTTTTATTGTCCACAATAACAAGTAAAATAATCTCCTTTTGCTCGTTATAACCAATCTCTTTTACACTGAATTTGGTGTATAGAGCAGGAGAACCTGTTTTGCTCTGATATATTTCATTTTTCTCAAGTGGAATCCAAATGAAAGGACCCGTATAAAGTTCACGCCCAATTCCCCAGTTAAATCCTGCACGTTTAAAGGCGTCCGAAGCCTGCCCTTTCTCTTTTTCTGTGCTAGATTCTGTCCCAACATCCTGTTTACTCACCCATTCCTTCTTTTCATTATCCCAAATGGACAACGTACAGAATAGATTCCCATTAACGACATCATGGTGCCGTTTCCAGTTCATTTCTCCGAACACTTCATCAAGTATTCTCATGTCTACTCGAGCATCCTTGTATAATAGCAAGGAGCAGCCCGAACCGTCCGGTTTCATAGTACCAACCCTACATTCAATTTCAGAAGCTAGAAGCGGTCTGATAGAATTTTTCTTCTTCTCTTCATTCTGAACCGTTGATACAGTGTTTTTTCTCGCTGTCATAATTCTAATTTAATGGTTTGACTTTTAGCTCATTACATCAGTAAAGGTAATCGTTATTGACAAGTTTAGCAAACAGAAACTTCGCCATTTTAACGCCATTTTCAGGTAGTAAAAACTGCCTGTACGATATTGTACAGGCAGAAAAATAAGAAAATGAATAATCCAATGTACCTTATGGAACGGCTACGCTTTGAAGGGTGTACGGCTCCCTGATTTATACATAATGTAAATGCTAGTGGACGGAACCGGAGTCGAACCGGTCTCACGGAATATTGGTGCACCTCACCGCAGTTTCAACCAACGATATACATATCCGCCCGATTAATTAAAAAGGTGCACTATCTTCACAGACCATACACCCCAATCACAAACACAAAACAAAACTCATGAACTACTATAATTTAATTAGGATCAGAAGGGTGAATGGCGTGGGGATCGAACCCACATCACGCATATCTGCGTATGCTGCCAATTACACCAGCCATCCGTTTTAAGTGAACTATTCTCACGAACCATTCACCTAGAACACAAACACAAAATAAAACACGACATTAACTATTAAATAGCACTCTCACGAGCTTCTTGCTTCCGGATAGCCGTTCAAAGCACACCGGAATAGTATAGAACAATTAAAACTCAAATAACAGGGGCTTTAACCCTACAGCGTCCTTTTCGCTGGCAACATTAGTTAAACATAAAAAGAAAAATTCTCTGTGAAGGAACCCGGACTCGAACCGGGATGATAGATTACCTATGTATGACTTTCTTCAATCTATCTGCATACTTGCGTCTACCAATTCCGCCATTCCTTCAGGTCGTAGCCAGACGCTTCCGGCTACATTGATTGAATTGTTATTGATACAAACATAATTTTCCCCCTCACGGGTTACTTAACTCTGATTGAGTTGAGCCGGGAAACGGATTCGAACCGCTGACCTCATGTAGAAACATGCGCTCTAACCAACTGGGCTATCCCGGCAGATGCCCGGCGAACCGGGCTAAATAAACATGACAAATACTAAAATTAAGCAATGCAGACCTTCACAGGCTATCTTTATTTTGTTTCCTATCTTCGTAGTATCGAAAACAGATATAATTCACTGATACGACAGTCACCAATACAAAAGCAGCAATAAATTCTTTCTTGCTAACTTCAATGCTATCTACAAGATACAGTGTTGTCCATAAGGCAATGAACATCATGGCATACTGTATCACTTTAATCTTTTTCATTTCTTCCGTTTTTTAGATTTAACTTTCCTTCCCGCACATCGGCAATGAAGTAATACTTGAGCAGCATTACAATGCCACTTGCCGTTTTGGACATTAGTGGGCTTATCACTTTCAATCTTACCCGCTTCTATAAGATTCATCAATTTCTTTTCCCCACCCACATAATACGCAGACTTATCTTTTCCAAACGTTTCTGTAGAAAACAGACGGAGAATATTATCTAGCAATATTTCAGCCATTTCACCTCTGATCATCTCAACAAGCAAGGTAGTTATGCAATTCTGGTTACTATAAACTGCATATTTTTTACATCTGACTTTGTTTTCCAAGCCATTCCTTCAGCTTTTTCTTTATAAAGCCGAGCATTCAATGTATTAGTTACAGACGGTTTCTGAACGATAGGAAATACTTCTATTGCACCAACATCCATACCCCGTAATACATCAATTACGTTACGTCTCTGAATATCCTTTTCCATACAATCTAATTTTAAATTAAACATTGAAGCGATGAGCGGATTCGAACCGCCGACCTCTGCTTGTGGTGCTCTTCCGTTAAGCTAAGAGTGTTTCTTGAGAGACTCGAACTCTCAACCATCCACCACACACAGCGCTCTAACCTGCCTGAGCTACATCACCTTTATATACATAAAGCAAATACCTCGATTTGCCGACAAACGTCTAACTGATTTAGTTTTACAACGATACGGCTTGACCATTAACCACAGCATTATATCGTTGAGAAGCCCGCCTACGTCAGTAATCCCTTTCGGCACGTGTCGGCTTCCAAAACACCATTTTACCAATATGTCAAAGAACTCTTCTCTGTTGTTCCCAGTCTCCCTTCAAGGGCAGGCTCAAAGACCGGACTGGGTACCGGATAACCGGCGGTTTGGTTTGACTTTAGTGAGGGTTAGAGAATACTTTGGTTGTTCTTCAAAACTATGTCCATTAAGTTTCGTTGCGATTCAATAAATTTCTTCAAATCATCACATTGGGAAACTTTCTCTCTATAAAATCCACGTTCTGATTCTAAATCTCGTTTGAGTTTTTCATTTTCACCTCTCAAAGAGCTGATCAACGCGTCTCGTTCTTCAATCACAGCTTCATATTTGTCTCGCTGTATTTCTAGTTCGGTTCTTTTATCCATTGTTGTATAATTTGATTAATCTCCGACGTAATGTGCACCGTAATGAGTACTATTTGGGTTGTAGTAAGCGGAAGCGGGAATATTAAGGTTATTATATTCCTTACTAGGTGTAGCTTTGGCAGTCTTGCTCATAGCTTCATGTCTTTCAGCTAAAAATTTATCAGTTCTTGATTTCACAGCTTCCGGTGAGAAACTTTCTTGGAGTTTTGCAAAGCTCCATGCAGATTTTAAACACTCTGAAAATGTTTTTCCACCCTTCTTGTAATTGCGGTGTGCAGACTTCATTATTTGTGATAAATTGTAGCTCATAATCGTTATTTTTTAATTGGTTTTATCAATCATTTTTTGTATGTTTGTATGATTGATTGATTTATGATGCAAATATAATCGCATTTGCGTTATTTTAAAAACAAAAAACTTTTTATTTTATCGCATTTGCGTTTTATTAACTTTTGATTGATTGGATTTATGACAAATAACAACACTATTAATGGAAGAATTAGAGAAATAATTCTGTCTGCCGGCATTACAGATAGCGCATTTGCGAAAAGAATTGGTGTAACACAATCTGTAATAGCATCAATGTTTCAACGTGGAACAGAACCTTCCGCTAAGGTATTAACTTCAATTCTACTAACCTATGAAGATATTTCTGCTGAGTGGTTACTTCGCGGAAAAGGTCAAATGCTACTTTCAGAAGTAACACCTGACCCAAACATAGAACAAATGAAACGCTTGGTAGATACGATCACTACCTTGCAAGGTATAATCACCGAACAAACTAAAACGAATCAGTTACTCACAGAAGAACTTAAAAAAGCCAAAGGAGAACTGACTATGTTGAAAAATGAACGAAATGTAGGATAAACTTATATACGTATGAAAAAAAGATTTTTAATACTATCCTTCTTATTTGTGCTTATATTTAATTCATGCTCTGATGACAGTATTAATTTAGCAGGAACAACATGGACTTCTGCAAAAGACTGGTACGGAAAAACTCGATTGTCTTTTGAAGAAGGCACTCCTTATTTAAGATCTTTTTTTGCTATATCTTTTGACTTGAAATCTTTCACAATATATAATGTTGCAGATGATAATGAGGATTTAGAATATGAATGGAAAGAAACGGTATCAGGTAAATACTCTATAAACGACAATATTGTGAATCTAATAGTAGAAAAAGACAATTTAACAATTCCCTGCGAAATAGAAAAAGATATAATGTATTACAGTAATACTAGAATGAAACTATATAAACAATAGAATAAATATTTTTTCAAATATGCGCCCAATTAGAACTGTACCCCCAAAAGATGAAAGAGAATATCCTTTAGTTATAACAGCTGAAGAAAAGGATAAAGTATTAAATTATATTTTGGTTGTAGCAAACGGGAAAAGAACAGCTAAACTAAATTATAAAGATATACCAGACCTTAGGATCAGTAAAGAACAATATGAAATAGTTTTAGAGGAGTTCAAAAATAGGAGATTTATTGACTATAAAGGATATGATATTGAATATCTTACGTTGAATTTTGAAATATTCAATTTTGCAGAAAAGGGGGATTCACTGTTGAAAGAGACTTATATATATTAAGTTTTGATACATTTCAAATGCAGCTAGAACGATTAGAAAAGGAGTTAAGCCCTGATACAGCAGCGAAAGTTGATGATGTTGTCGGAAAAGCCCAAAATATAACTGAACTACTGATAGGGCTCTCTGCTCTAGCTGAAAAAATGAATCTCTAAGATTTATTATCAGGATCAGTTAATAGGAACTCCAATATAGAAGCTGCACGAAGCAGTCTTGAAGCATATAGAGTTGCATCTGCATCCGGGTTGTATTGATAACGCCTAGTCTGAAACTTTTTAAAAGTAACAAAGCCACTAGACATATCATTAGCAAGTGTTTTCAAGCTTGATATAGTTTCTTTTACATTTTGGTCATAAGACATTTTTATACGCATACGAGCGGAATCATCCACTTTTGCACAACACTGGGGATAAAAGGCTGTTGCATTATCTTCTTTAGAAGATTGTTTTTTACTTATCCTTCTTAGGACATTTTTTAATAACGATTTCATAAACGCACTATTTTAGTTTGACAATGCGCAAATATAATATTTAAAGTAATATAAAATATGAAATATAGAAATCTTGATAGTACATAAAACATCAAATGGTCGAATTATGGTCGAACCATAAAAAAAAGCAGGACTATATAATTGATATACAGAATATACAACTAGATTTCCAAAAATGTGTCTAGTTTAGTTTTTGTGTTGATAGCTCCCTCGTCGGCGGACGAACTAGGGAGCTATTTTTATATATTACAGGAATATTATTGCACAAAATATACATATTTTCCATAACTTTGCAGCGATAAAGTCTCACACAAATGGAATATAGCGTAGAAGAACTAAAAAATGCATTAATTGAGAGATGCGAAAAAGAGGGTATTCTATATGCAACGGTGGCAATGGATAGACGTACCAAAGAGATGATTCTTCCTGATACTTTAGAAGGAGCCCTGAAACATCCGGAATACTTTGTATGTACCTGCAGGAGAGTGAAAGATCAATATATAGTGGAGGAGATTACCAAAGTGTAATCCTCCTCCAATCTTTTATTCTTATTTTTCTTTTTTTATTCGCCCAATTCTCCCAGCAAATCGTAGGAAGGAGCAAAGAAAAGCGTTCCTGTTACAGCTGTGCTGAAGTCAAGCAAACGATCGGTATTCCCTACCGGATTGCCGATGAACATACTTTCCAACATCTGCCGGGTCGTACTGAACGTACTTGCATAACCGATGAAGTATGTGCCATATTCTCCCTTAGACGTATTGGCAAACGGCATGTTGGCACGTACAATTTTCAGGTCATCACCAATATTAGTGACGGCATTATGCGCATTTTGAGGTTTCTCCTCGTCAGACAGCTCGACATCGTTAAACTTACGACGACCGATCACTTTCTCCTGTTCTTCCACAGGCAGAGCGTTCCATGCAACCATATCGTGAATGTACTTCTGTACAAAAACATAACTTCCTCCTGCAAAATCAGCATCCTCCTCTCCTACCACCGCAAAATGATAAGGATTCTCATCAACTGCCGGGTTCTCTGTTCCGTCTACAAAGCCGATAATAGCCTTGCCGTCCATATATCTGAAACCGTGAGTTTCATCGACAGGTTCAACTACGCCCTGGAGCTTCTCGTCAATGATGGAAGCAAACTCAAAACACAACCCCATCTGTTTTGCACGGATATGAAACAAGATGTCGCCCGGAGTAGAGACTGCCGTGTGCTTTCCGCCTTTGATCTCTTCAAAAGTGTTCAGTTCTTTCGGCTTTCCCTTTTCCGGGAAAAGACGGCTCCAGGCATCGGCGCCAAAGCCCATCGTACAACTGAACATCAGTTCGGGGAAACGATTACGCATGCTGCGAATCATGCCCGAGAAATTAGCGCATACATCTTTTACTTTATCAAGAGTTTCGGGAGTATCTTTTAGAGTATAAACAATAAAAATGACATTTTCACCTTGTTTCCCGGCTACGTCCTGCGGGATATTACCTCCAAATGAATTTTGATAAGGATTCATATTTTTCTTTTTTTCTGTTAGTTTCGTCAACGAAACAGTTCTAATTCATTTTTTTATTACTATCGTCAATATATGCGGCAGCCGCTTTATCCACAAATAGCTCTACATTCTGCGCGTGATGAGCTATATAGGCTGCGGGACCAGTGTCTCCCGAATGACAGATTTCTTCTACTACGTCGACTTTATTTTTTCCGGTAATCAGGAAAATGACATAGCGGGCATTCTGAATGGGGTATCCCGTCATTGCGATGCGCTTCTGCCCGTTACGGGGATGGGCGCTGACTACATAAATAGAGTTTGAAGTCAGCA